GATTCCCAATCATACTTACGCAACGCCCAACGAAGAATCCGTTCAGCCATAGCGTTATCTACCAACTTAACTTCCATCTCATCTCCTTTTAAGTTTGACTTAACTAGACTCGGACAACGAAGTCCGAGACACCAATCAACTGACGAGCCTTACCCTTAGCCGACAGATCCCCGATGATGCCACCCTGCGGGAGCATCCACTCGTCAGTCACATCCGCATCGACAACAGCCACACTATCATCGACACCAAAGAACCTACGCAAAGCGTCAGCGTCGACGGGTTCGCCTTTCTTGCGGGAAGTAACGACCGCAATCTTCCCACCCTCTGACAAGCAACGACGTTCGTCGTCACGGTCAGAAGATTCGTTGTGTGAATAAGCGTAGTTGAACCCTTGCGAAGTGCGTCGCTCATGCAGATGCAACTGAGCAGGGTTCTTCGTGTACCCATATACCGTTACCCCTGGTAGTGACCCTAATTCTGGTAGCCAACGATGCCAAGTTAAGTCCGAATTAACATCAGGCCGAAACAGAATCTGACCGTGCTTGTGCACGGCACGACCCAACTCCCAACCAATACGCTCCACCGCCAAGGTAGGAGCGTGCGCCAGGAAGTCAGTACGCCACAGCCACGCACGTTGTGTAGTTTGATAGCGTCCGTTGCCGTTGTTCAACACGCACACTTGGACGCAATCACCCGCCCAGGGACAGAGATTGAATTCCTCGTGCAGTTGCTCGTGCGCAAGCGTCAACCCGTACGATGGTACTGTCGCTGCTTCTAGTTTGTCGTTGGCACTTGGCGGGGTCAACATGTCGGCCACGACAGAGTTGAACCCTCTCGCTGAGCGAGCAGCCATAATGGCACGCTCGCCATAATCGTAAGCGGGTTTCCATCCGCGACGGCCACGAACAAAACCACTTTCGAGATACTTCCCCAGGTGTTTGTGTTGGCCCATTGAATGCGCAAGGTTGCGCTTTAATTGTACTTCTGTAATTGTCATCTCATCTCCTATGTTTTTAATGTTGACTTAAAACTCTCTGAACACGGCATACGACCCCGACAAATAGCGGTCGGTCTGTACCCCGACATGCTCGTCTGGAACATTAACAACACGAACGCGATAGCGTCGACTATTCACCTTATGGGTAGCCTCGTACAAAAACGTGGTGAACCCATAATCGTATCCGATAGGGGCATTAGTAGCAACTCTCACGGAAACCACCTAGCGAAATGCATGTAAGCGCACACGTTCGCCAACAGAAACAGCCAGAAAATTGTCATACCATCTCCATCTCAGGGTCAGTAAACACCGACCCGCATTCTTTGCATTGACATTCATTCGCAACAAGGCCAGACCATCGATGATCCACCCCTATTAGCGTAATCTCCCTAGACCCACACTCATTGCAGCACGGGTCATCATCATACCACGACACTAACCTACCATCCTTTCTATTTTTAATGTGAACTTAAAGGCTTATCCTCGTCTTTGACACCAACACTTTTAAGGCTAGCATCAAAAGCATCACCATGAGAAAGACCATTAACGATCCTCTCCATAGCGTATTCCATAGCGAAAGGACGAGACCAACCTCGCTCTTCCATGATCATGTCAATGACACCTTTACGGTTCATCCTATCTCCTTTTAAGTTGAACTTAACCCAACACCTGCACATTACGAAACATAGCATCATCCCGCTCCCAAAAGAAACGCGACTCCACACGCTCGTCAATCCAACTCATGTCGTCATCCTGACGACGCTCATCAAGCGTCGACAGATAGTCGATGTAATCATCATCCATCATCTCATCTCCCTAATTTAATGTCAACTTAACTTGCCACTAGATAGACTCCCGCTACCGCCAGAGGCCAGCCCGACCATAGCACGCTAGGCGACATGCTACAGACTCTGTACATTATTCGGCATAACGGTAGCAGAAGACTACCTATGTGCCCTCTCGCGAGGGAGCGGACGATAACGCCACGACACGCGCCAGCCTCTCGGCCTGGCCTCTCCCCCTCGCGGGGGAGAGTACCGTCCCACTTCTCAGACCTTGACCGAAGCCTTAGCCTGCATCTTCGCGATCTTGTCCGCGACAAGCATAGCCAGCGCCTTCAGATCAGATTCATTCAATTCGTCGACCATTCGGCACACTTCCCCGAACTTGTCGACGCTCTTCCCCTCTGTCACACTGGCACCCTTCGAAGGCTTGGCCTCTCCCCCGACCTTAGGGTCGGCGGGAGCCTTCCCCTCGCTCGTCGCGGGTGAGAGAACCCTCTTGGCCTTTTCCAAGGAGCCAAGACGCGACACGAAAGCAGCCGAATCGGCATCCTTCGGGAAACTTCCCGCCTTCTTGGCCACCGAAAAATCGCGGTGCACGCGACCCGCCAGGCTCAACTGAGCGCCGAAAGACCCTTCGGTCATGCGGTCGCGCCAGCCCTGGGGAAGCGCTCCGTAGAGTTCCTTCGCCGTTGTTCCCTTCGGCTTGGCAATTGCGAGCGCCAAGAACTGATTCGAGATCAGTGCCAAGGCTCCCTTGTGCTCTTGCCAGATCTCAATTGCGAGACCCTTCCAAGTGGCCAGTGTGTAAACAGTAGAAGTGGACATTGTGTCCTTCCTTTCACCTATGTAGTTTCTCATCTTCTTTGTATACCCTCCCCTCCTTCGGGGTCTTCGATTAAGTCTATCTTAAACGCCTTCCCCGAAATGGTTCGGACACTTTAAGAGTCGGGTCAAGAATCAGAGAAAAGCCCAGGTAGACGTTGAAAAGGTCTACCGTTGTGGATGCCCGCACGCATGGAGGGGGGTGCATGGCCCCCCACCCCCGTACACATTAAAAGGAGTCCCTCTAGCGAGGGCGAAATCCACAGTTGTGGATATGTTGGGGGTTGGGTTAGTGGAAGCCTTTGGGGGCGATGGTGGTTCTTTGTTGTATGCAGGGCTTATATATGGCGATGGCTACGCTGTAGGTTTCGCTGTCGCGGTCGAATGTCGTTGCTAAATGGACGTATTGGTCGTCTTCTCCGACGAGGTATCCGCAGGTCAGGATGTGTCTGGCGGGGTGTTTGGTGTTGATGGTGTACCATTCGTCTTCGATGGCGAAGGTGTCGGTCCATTCGATGAGTTGGATTTTGGGGGCTTTTACCATTTTTCTTTGTTTGCCCAGTAGGCGGCACTCATTGGTCCTTTGGCAATGTTCTTGGCGTGGCGAGCCTTGAAGGAGGCTCGCTTTTGGGTCATCTTGGAAGATTCTCCAGCCTTGGGTTTGCCTGCTGTTTTTGCTCCTTGTTCTCCGAAGCGAATGGTTTTGATTTGGTCGCCTACTTTGGCGACCACGATGTGGGATTTCTTGGGATGGTCGGGGGTGCGCTTGGGCTTGTTGTAGCCTGTGACGCCAGCCCTGGCTAGGCGCGGGTCTTTTTTGGCTGCCATTATTTGGCCTTTCGTGCTTTGCGCCCTGCCGCTTTGGCGGCGGGCGTGTTCGGAACGAATTGTTTACCTGCTCGTGTTCCTGCCCGTTTCTTGTCGCTGGTCGCTTTGTATTCTGCGGCACTCAACGATTGGATGGCCTTTTTGGGTAGGTAGCGTTCTCCTGTCGCTGCTGGTCCTTGGGTGCTGGGTTTACCTGATTTGGTTCCCCAGTCTTCTTTGGTCCACTTCGACAGGCTGGCTTGTGAGGCTGTTCGTGGGCCTGTGTAGCCGCCTCCTGCTGCTTCGTAGCGTCGGGCTACTTCTTGGGCTTTGCGGGCTGACCATTGGCCTGGTTTGCCTCCTTTGGAGGAGGCTTTAACTTCGGCTACGATCCTTTTGCGAAGACCTGGTTTGGTGTAAGTCATTTCTTTTTCTTGGACTTCTTTTTCGCTGCTCGCTGCTCGGAAAGCGCGATTGCGATAGCCTGATCTCGGGAAGACACCTTTTTACCAGAACTGGATTTAAGTGTGCCTGCCTTAAACTCCGACATCACCTTCTCAACCTTAGTCTTCTTCTTCGATGCCATGTCAGTAATCCATGTTCTGTCGACGCACAGCCTTGCTGGTCGTCTTCTTCTTCACAGCCTTCTTCTTGGGAGCGGGGCCGTACTCGGCCCGCTTCTCAGCCTTCGACTCGGTCTTCTCGTGACGGGCGCTCTCCTTGTGGGAAGCGCCCTTCATCATCTTGCCGCCAGGCATACGATGGTACCCCTTCGGGGTGGTCTTCTTCTTGCCCTGCATAACGCTCCTGTCGTCGCTCTCGTTTAACTAGTTACTGTATCCAGTCGCGGCGCTGGGCTAGCGACTGGATAACTATATGGCCCCTATCCTTAGCGTTACCCGTTACCCAACAGGACACCCGAGGTAACGAGGGGATCCTGTTGTTGATGGCACTAGAAGAAAACATCCTGGACGCACGCCAAGAAGCCTACATCGGCTGGCTCTGCACCCCACCCCAAGAACGAGACCCAGCCTCCAAGGAAGCCTACGCGGCTTCCATCGGGGTCAATGTCACTACCTTGCGGCGTTGGGAGAAGAAAGATGTTTTCCGTAAGGCTTGGCAGTCCCGTGTCGATGATGTTCAGGGCAGCCCTGAGCGCAGCCAGAGGCTGCTGGACACTCTTTATGATCGGGCTATTGGCGGCGACATTAAGGCAGCCCAGTTGTACCTACAAGCCACGAATCGTATGGCTCCGCCTACTGTGACTGTGAAGTCGGAGAAGGCTTCTGCGGAGTTGTCTGATGCTGAGTTGGATGAGTTGATTGCTGCTATGGCTTCTCGCGAGCGGGAGGCTCGCGTTCAGCATCTTAAAGCGATGTAACGATGGCGGATTTAATTGAGTGCTTGTACTGCGGGGAGGACTACCCACCTGTCGCTTGTAGGTGGCGGTGCCCAAGTTGCGGCTTCAAGGATTCTTGTTGTGATGGTGAACCCAAATTTAGACCTGAGGACGATGACGAATGAGCATTTCTAACTACCTGGAGAATGCACTCCTTG